ACAGCACAAACATCAATAACACCACAAACTCTAAATTATTTAAATAATAATAGTACTACAGAACCTTCAGGTTATGTATTTACTATTTCAGATGTTAGATTGATGAATATATTTACTGCTACAGGAGTTAATTCAGCGGCTGCTCAAACTTTAAACACAACAAGTCCAACAATAACCAACGGTACAAACGTTTCAAGAACGGTTATAGGAACTACACTATCATTACAAGCAACCGGAGTAAATACATTATTTGGTTCTCAAACCGCTTTATACGCTACATTAAATGTAATTGGTAGAGACAGTGGAGCAAGATTGCAAGTACCAGTTATTATAAATAAACAATAAATAAAAAATATATAAAATATGGGATTTCAAACACTCCTTCCATCAGATTTAGTATTAAGTAATGAGGCTGTAACAACTGCAGCTTGGAGTAATAATGCTCCTACTTTAACATCATTTTTTACATCATCAGTTCAAGTTGTTAGTAATGCTTCAGAATATTATTTTGACATCTACCAAACAGCATCAACTGATACTTCAGCTGCCATTCAATTTGGAATTGCATATTGTGATGTGGAAGGTAGTGGTAGTACTGATTATAATGCTCTTGTAGCAGGATCTTCTCCAACAAGAACAAATTATGGTCAATACCGTACTTTAGTTTTAGGAGATGAATTTGCTGAATTTGTATTTGGAAATCAAAGCACTGAATATTTTTATGCTCTTAATATAGAAAGGGCACGTTACAAAGAAACATTATTACCTGGAACCATGACACTTAACTTATCAGGTTCAGGAGGTAATATTTCATTAACCGACGATAGTAGTTTAGGAGGTGCTGTAGTATTTACAGATGCAGGTAGAAGATTTAATTTAGTTTCAGGTTCAGCAGGAACTGTTTTTACTGATACCGAAGCTAATGGTTGGACAGTTAATTCAGGATCTTATGGTTGGTTTTTACCTGATGTAGGTTTAATTTTATTAAATGGTGAAGCATTAGATGGACCTACAGCTGGAGGTGGTATTGCTTTAGGAACATTACGTAATCCTAGTACTGCTGATTATAATCAAGGATTAGTTTTTAATGCATTAAATGACGCTGGAAGTGGTGGTTTTGGATTTACCCTTAACTCAAAAGAAACATTATCATCTGATTTTGTTTTTGTGAGAGCAAGAAATCAAGAATTTAACTATTCTGAAAATCCATCATTTATATCAGGTTCAACAGGTGAAGTAATATTTAATTCATTTATTGATAATCCTCAAACATACATTACAACAGTAGGTTTATATAATGATAATAATGAATTATTAGCTGTTGCTAAATTATCAAGACCATTGCTTAAAGATTTTACAAAAGAACTTCTCGTAAGAGTTAAGTTAGACTTCTAATGAATGAGTGCATTCAAACAATTAAACACAAAGGATGTTACTATAACTCCATTTGATGTCAGCAAAGAATTTTCTTTTACTGGCACAGCTATGACAGCATCTAATGTTGGAATTGAAGTTTATTATGGTAAAAATCCATCTACTCTCTTTGATTATTCATACCCATCTAATGCCACAGGGTTTGTATCTATTCAAAATACCACTGGGGTATATGGTAGTATAAAACAATTATATTATACAAATTATTTATCTTCGAGTAGGGGTGATTTAGTTCCTACCCAAAGTATAATTCCAGGAGTAAATAGATCAGATGATAGATTTATAGGTCCCGCAAATTCTCCTAGCTTTGAAAATTATTTACAATCTTCATTAGTTCAAGAAAGACATTTTCCCCAAGGAGATGGTGAAAATGGAGATTTATCTGTAATATCAATTCCGGCAAAACTTTTTGGAGAAAATATTGTTCCTTATACATTTGAAGTTACTTACACATCTTCAGGTGGTTTAGGGTATAATATAATAGATGATGGGGAAGGAAATCTTACAGTTAATTCAGCTACAGGAGAAGTAGGAGATTATGGAACCGGATCATATGGTTCATCAGTTTATGGGGAAGCAGAGGACGTTGAAGTAGGAGATACTATAGGACAAATATTTTATTCTCATGGGATAGCTATTTTTACTACAGGTTCAATGGCTGGTTTAGGTGCTGAAATGTCATCCAGTTTAACAAATTTAAATAATTTATCAGTTAGTTTCCAATCATCACTTAGAATATACGAAAATCAATATAAATGTACTATCAATGAAAATGAATTTCAGTTTTCATTAAATCCAACATTATTATCAGGAAGTAATAATGATGCATATTATGATTTTGTAACTGGTTCATTTTTTACCCCATACGTTACTACAGTGGGATTATATAACGAAAGCAACGAATTACTAATGGTAGGAAAATTATCAAACCCAATTCCTATTTCTCAAGAAGTCGACACTACTATAATAGTCAATTTAGATACTTAAATAATCAATTATGAATTGGATTTATGAAAATAAGGAAATCGAAAAAATATCCGATTTCCCGGATAACACACACGGATTTGTCTATAGAATAATACATAAACCTACAGGTAAAGAATATATAGGTAAAAAAATACTACAATTCACCCGTAAAGTAAAATTAACCAAAAGAGAATTAGCTGAATATGAAGGTGTAGTAGGTAGAAGACCTGCTTATAAACTTGCAGTAAAAGAATCTGATTGGCAAACATATTGGGGTTCAAATAAACATCTAAGAGAGTTTATGGATAACGAGCCACTAGAAAATTTTGAACGTCGTATAGTAATTTGTGCTCCGTCAAAAAAGTTATTAACTTACTACGAAGTAAAATATCAAATGATATATCAAGTATTAGAAAAACCAGATGAATTCTTTAATGATAACATTTTAGGTAAGTTCTACACTAGAGACTTTGATATGTAAACATTCTTTCGTATATTCCGCGTTATGATAAATGAACTACTTGTAAATTTAGTAGATTCTGTATTAGGAGGTGGTAAGAGAACAGCAAGAGGTAACAAAGCATATCATTGTCCTTATTGCAATCACCACAAACCTAAATTGGAAGTTAATTTTTCCCAAAATAAAAAAGGATATAATCCTTGGCATTGTTGGGTTTGCAATAAGAAGGGAAGTCGTATTTCTTCTTTGTTTAAGAAAATTTCTGCTTCTGCAGAAAAATTTGCAGAACTAAAAAAATTGATTGGATCCGAAGTTGAGGTTAAAAAAGAAAAATCAACAGTACAATTAAAATTACCTCAAGAATACAAACCTATTTTAGGGAGTAAAGATATATTAGCTAGACATGCATTTTCATATCTTAAGAAAAGAGGTATTACTATCGATGATATTGAAAAATATAATATAGGATATTGTGAAACAGGTAGATATGCTAAAATGGTTATTATCCCATCATATGATGAAAGTGGTAATTTGAATTATTTTACAGGACGATCATTTGAAAAAGACCCATATATTAAATATAGAAACCCCGAAGTATCGCGCGATATAGTCCCATTCGAATTGTTTATCAACTGGAATATACCACTTGTGCTATGTGAGGGACCATTTGACGCTATAGCCATTAAACGCAACGCTATACCGTTGTTAGGTAAAAATATACAACGAAATTTAATGAAAAAAATTGTCACTTCTAAAGTTGAAAAAATATACATAGCTTTAGATACTGACGCTCAAAAGCAAGCTGTGAAGTTCGCTGAATATTTTATAAATGAAGGTAAAGAAGTTTATTTTATGGATCTTGAAGACAAAGATCCAAGTGAAATGGGATTTGAAAAATTCACAAATTTAATTCAAAACACCTACCCCATAGACCAATATGGCTTAATGGAGAGGAAATTACAATTATTATGAGTAAAAGACAGATTAAGCATTCGTACAACAGGATTTTAGAAGTCTCTGATGATGCAAAGCAAATTACAATGCCAGATTCACGATATTATCGTAGAAATGGTAAATATTACCCATCAATTACCTATGTTTTAGGTTCCTATCCTAAAGGCAAATTCTTTGAGGATTGGTTAAAAAAAGTAGGATATTCATCTGAGTATATTGTTCGTAAAGCAAGTGAGCAAGGTACTGAAACACATGAAATGATTGAAGATTACCTAAACGGTAAAGAATTAAATTTCTTATCTCCATCAGGTTACCCACAATATGATACATTAGTATGGCAGATGTTTTTACGTTTTGTTGATTTTTGGGAAACTTACAAACCAAAATTAATTGAAACCGAAGTACATTTATTCTCAGATAAGATTAAAGTAGCAGGTACTTGCGATATGGTATGTGAGATTGAAATTGATGGGAAAGTTGAACGATGGGTTATAGATTTCAAAACATCTAACCATTTACAAACAACTTATGATTTACAAGGAGCAATATATGCCCAATGCTATGAAGAATGTTTTGAAAAATCAGTAGATAGAGTTGGTGTATTATGGTTAAAATCATCCAAGCGAGGTCCTAAAGATGGTAAAATACAAGGTAAAGGGTGGGAAATTTATGAATCAAAACGTACACAAGAAGAAAATATTGATATTTTTATGACTGTTAAAAAGCTATTTGATTTAGAAAATCCTAAACATGCCCCAATATTTACGGAGTTTAGAACGCAAGCTAAGAGGGATTTGTAATATTTATAACAAAAACATTCAATGATCAGTTTAATACAATTACTAAAAGAAGTACAAGGTCAACCCAAAGCTATAATTTTAGCAGGAGCACCGGG